TTGCAATGTGCTACACAGTGTTCTGCGCTGGGCAGTTGCCGCTTACATATGTGTGCGCGTGCTGTCCTTATATATTACTGCTGTCGCTGCTATCGCTGGTGCCGTTGTCGTCGCTGGTGCCCGTGGTTGCGCGTGGTTGCGCTCGCGTGTGTAGGTGGTTGCGCACGGCCTTCGGCCGTGGTGGATTGCAGACACAAAAAAACCCTGCGCCATCTCTGGCGCAGGGTGATTAGGTTAGGCTAGATCAGGCGGCGAGCTTGCTACTGGCACGCTCTTCGGCAGCGATCATGCGATCACATAGCGTGCGCAGGTCCATAAGCGAATTGAACGCAGCGTTGCCAATGTCTTCGCGTTTCGCGTTGCGCATGCCGTCATGGTTTGCCCACTTCGCGGCAGTGATAACTGCCTTGGCGAATTCGGCGCATGCGTAGGTCTGATCGGTTACGTTCGCAGGCTTGTCTGCATCCATGCCCGGCTCGTCATCGTCCGATGTAGTAGCAGTCGCATCGGTCGCAGTTGTGGTCGTGCCATCCTTAGCAACAGGCTGGCGTGGCGTGCGCTTCGCATCCTCTGGCGTAGGTGCGGCAGGATTGTGCGTCGCCTCAACAATCGAGCGCATCGCGTATTCGAGATGTGTCAGCGATGGCGCAACTGCCTTGGCAGCTTGGCGCGGCTTGCTAATGAAATAGTATTCATCCCGCGTGTCAGCTTCTAAGTAGATGAACGGCTGGGAAGTCAGGTCATCGCTGCCTTTGAACCCGGCAGTGATGAGCATAGCAGGCAGGATGCGCCACTGGCCGCGCTCCACATCAAACGATGACGTGTTCAGCCCCATGAATGCGAGGTGCACAATCAATTCGAGCGAACGCGACACGCGAGCATAGACTTTCTGCTGCTGATTGTAGGCACGCATTAGTTCGTTCGTGGTGCACTTCGCTTTGGACAGCATCGGACCGCTGAACTCGACAACGAGTTCATTGAGATACTTATGGAATGCGGTGCGATTCTTCACGCCAGCCAAGTCTTGCAGCATCGGCACGGTGCCAGATGGCGCGATTGCCTGCATTGCGTTGTGCCGTAACCACAAATCGTAGGCTAGCTTCTGCCGTGCGTATTCCAGCTTGGTTTCACTGTCAGCCATCGCGGCCAGCACTTCGGCAATCGCCTCATGTGCAGCTTCCACACTGATCAGGACTTCGCCAGACATGGCAGAATTGCTGCCCGCTTGTGGTGCAGTATTCAGCGCCACGATTGCGGTTTCGGTGGTCGGCTCCGTAACCGTGACGGTCGCGGGTGTCTTACGTGTTGTCGGCTTACGCATGTTCAATACTCCATTTGTGCCATCGCATCGCGTGGCAACTTGTCAATGACACATCGCCATTGACTGTAGTAATAATAGCACAGTGTTGCCCTTATGTCAAGTCGTTGCGCTTGTCCAATGCAGCTTTAGCTTGCGATAACAGATCAGTGTTGCGTGCGATCTGTTCACGTTCGGTTGGCCTAAGCTTCTCAATCCGAGACCAACTAGCTAACTGCTGCTCAGTGTCAGCAATCAAGTCGCGAAGTTCCGTCACGGTGTAATCAGTGAAATCGTACTGCATGTTCATACCTTGCATGTGTGCGGGAGTGCACGGGACAAAACATGGTGACGCCATGCACTACATACAAGAGCACGAGTAAACTATTTTGCATTGCATAGCATAGGATAACAATCCACGACACGTGTTGTGGAATATATTCCGGCATGCATGTTGCATAGCGTTGCCAGTGATAACACGAACACAGTTAGCAGCGATGCACAATTGTGCAATGAGCATGACAAACCATGACAATGCATGGCAACGCTAGACTAGCTAGCAACACGCTACGCTGGCGATGTTAGTGGCCGCTGCCATACCCCATGGCTGAATACGGCCCGTGTAGCCTGCTTGTAGACCGAATATGAACGGCCCACGTATATACACAACATGGTAATGATAATGCTGGTAATGGCAGGCAACGCAGACAATGCTAGGCTCAGCTTGTGGATGGGTGCGCTGTTATGTGGATGGATGCATGCGCTCGCTTGTGTCACATATTGCAATACATCACCACGCATGCATGTGCATACGTGACTACAGCAATGCATGACTACATCACCACATCAATGCATGTATGCGCCACGCAACATGTGCATGTGTATGCATGTGTTCGTGTGCGTATGTATGCATGTATGTAGTGTAGATGCCCCCCTACTCCCCCGATCCGAAACCAAAAGCGGGTATATTACAGTGTGCCGGCTGGCGTGGCGCACCTCGAACACCACGGCCCGCGACGGCTCGCGACGGGACAGCAGCATAAATCAAGTTGCATGCGATTGGTATATATGTGGGCGGATTTTGTTCGGTGTGCAAGTAGATGCGTTGCAGGTCGATGACGGGGGTGATTTGCTGCGCAAATCAGTTACGAGAGGAGATGCAGAAATGGCGACGTATGGCATCAGTAGCTTTCCTGGTCGCGTGCCGTTCACTGGCTATACGAATACACTCGGTCCTGGTGCTGCGAACCAAGAAGGAACAAGTGGATATGTCCACTTCAATGGCATCCAGCAAGGCGATGATCGTATTGCAAAGATGCTCCGCAATGGTGGTATGACCGGCGGCACGACTTCGCTGTTGTATACACTACTTGGTGCTGCTGCTGGTAATACTGCCACCAAATCGAAGAAGCAGATCAAGTGGGAACAGGGCAGTCCCGGTGGTTTGATCCCAATTGAACAGATCAACCTCATGGCACGCAACACGACTGCTGCTGATCTTGCTGCATTCCAAGCGTTGCTCACTCGCGTTGTGTTCCCTGCATCGTATCCTGCTGATGTGAGTGGAAATGGTGGTGGTGGTAAGCAGACTGCTGCAAGTGGAGGTGCATACTGATGCCACGCGGTGATTACGCGCCCGAGATAAGGACCAGCATGGCAACTGGTAAGGCACCACGCAAGAACACTTCGCCTCCGAAAGAAAACGCTGCCGACATATCCAGAGATAAGGCGCGCGGAATAAAAGAAGGCAGCAAGCAGGATATAGAACTGGATTCTATGCCCGCAAATCAGGCCCGACCCCCTCGACCCCCACAGATGCAGACCGCACCCGCTGGTAACTTACCACCAGATTTGCATCATGTAGGTGCTGCAACTAGCATTGCACATGCTATCTTAGCACGTAGAGGGGGAATGTGATGCCGGATGATCCGACTGCTGATACGCTGTCACCGACATCGATGGTGTTGAATTATCTACGCAGCAAAGGCATGCAGCCTACGAGTGAGAATGTGCGGCGCACACTCGAAGCGAATGCACGTGATCCATCATTGATTCCTGGTTTGCGGAATGATGTGCCCGCAACCGAAGCTGATGATCAGGCAGCAATGGCTGCTGCACGTGGTGGTGCACGCGGTGGTGGAGGTAGACCATTGCCTGTTCCGCCTATTCCACCTGCGGATGGTGGCGGTGATCAACGAACGAGTGCAGCGCCAAGCACAGGCGGAACTGCTGATACTGGTGCAATGGGTGGTAGTGGTATCGGTCCACTTGGTATGAGTATTGCTGCTGGTATTCCTGCCGCTGCACTGATGTATGGTGCGTCTCGCATCCCTGCAATGCCACAACCGGGTGCAAGTGTTCCACCACCTGTTGATCCTGGCGCTGGTGTTCCTCGTGTGGCAGGACCAGATGCACCGCTATTGTTGCCTGGACCTGATACTGCCGCTGCATCACCGATGGAAACAGCAATGCAGCGTGCAATTGCTGGACCTCCGCAACCAACGTTACTTGGTCCGCCATCACCAACCGCCGGTGTCGAACCACGCCCTGGCATGGCGAACTTACCTCCGCAGGGTCCGGTTGAGGCTGTTGCACCACAAGTTCCATTCAATAGTCAATCACCACGTAGGCCACCAACACCTGCTGAAATTGCAGCACTGCAAGCAAGTCGCACCAGTCCGACACTGCGTGGCGTCATGCGTGGATTTAGGCCAAGGGGATAATATGCCACTACCGCGTAGAGATGCACCCCTTCGTCTTGCTGATGGTCGTCTTGTGTATCCTGATGGCCGCGTGGATCATGTTGACGGACCAGTAGATGGGTTGGTTGAAGTGCCAACACATGCAGAAGCGCAGCGGATCGTAACTGCTGCGCGTCGCAAGTTGAGTGAATTGCCTGAAGTGCCGCGCACGATGAATGCAGTGAGTGTGGTGCTCGCGTATTCGCTGTTCGGGCTGGATGATGAAGAGATTGCCATCGCAACTGGACTGAGTGTGGAACAGATCGGTCGCATCAAGGTTGGTGATCCGTATACACAGATGCATGATGCGGTTGTGCGCACAGTGTTGGACAGTGAAACCAATGTGGTTCGCGAACTGTTTGTCAAGAATGCGCGTGCTGCTGCACAAGTTGTGGTTCGAGCGATGGAAGAAGGAACCAGAAGCGACCGCATGGCAGCAGCTAAAGATGTTCTGGATCGAAGCGGTCATCGTCCTAGTGATGTTGTTGAGCATCGTCATCGGATGGATGGTGGTCTTGTCATCGAGATTGTGAAACGTGACGGTGCACAGATGCCTGTCATAGACATGGAGAGTGAGTGATGGCGTTCGTAGCTGGACCATCGTTGGTGCTTGGTGTTGGTGTGGCTGTTGCACTGCCGTCTGCTGTGGATGCGAGTGGCAACAATTCATCATTCACGCTCTACTCACATATACGCGTCCCTGGTGGCACGACCTATACATTCGACAACGGCGTCGCATTGGTTGTGCCCGCCACCACGGATAGCGTGTATGCCATCCCACCCGGTGCGCGCACGATCACTGCTACGGCTGCATCCACTGCGCAGCTTGGGCAGTCTCTGTGAGCAAACGCTACAAGATTGTTGAAGGTGGGATGCATGATCGGTTCCACCGCTCGATGAAGAAGGTGCAGTTCATCGGTGGTGGGTTCGGTAATGGCAAGACTGCTGCGACATGTATCAAGGCGCTGAAGTTATGCAAGGACTATCCGGGGTGCAATGGTCTAGTGGCCCGTTCGACGTATCCGAAGCTCAACGATACAATAAGGCGAGAATTCTTGCAGTGGTGTCCGTCGCACTGGATCAAGCGTATGCCGAGCCGGGACGAGAACACACTGTTGCTGAAAAATGGATCGACGGTGAACTTCAGGTATGTTGCGCAACAAGGCAAACAGACGGAAGACTCGAAATCGAATTTGTTATCAGCGACCTACGATTGGATCGTGGTTGATCAGTTGGAAGACCCTGAGTTCTCACACAAGGACTTCATGGACCTGATGGGGCGGTTGCGTGGCAATACCGAATATGTTGGTGATGAAGTGGGTATGCCACGTGTTGGGCCACGTTGGTTTATGGCTACTCTCAACCCAACTCGCAATTGGTGCTATCGAGAGATCGTAAAGCCGCTGCATGATTTCACTGATCGCGGCATCATCAGTGAGAAGCTGTTGTGCGAGGTGGATGATGAAGGCAAACCTATCATCGTGGATCAGAAGCCTGTTCCACTCATTGAGTTATTCGAGGGCAGCACCTACGAGAACGTCGATAACGTCGGTGAGGACTACATCCGAGGCATGCTTGCCACATACACAGGCAGCATGCGAGAGCGTTTCGTATTCGGTAGATGGGGGGCACTTAGTGGTCTCATCTATCCACAATTCGATGAAGCCATGCATGTCCTACCACATGAAGATGTTAGGTCGTATCTGCGCCAGATGCGGGCTTCCGGTTTTCAGCCTACGTTTGTTGAAGGATACGACCACGGACTATCTCGACACTCCTGCTACGGACTGTTCTACTGTGACGATGATGCCAATGTGCTACTGCTCGATGGGTTCCGCATTGCAGAACTTACCGTCGCTGCTGCGGCAAAGTATATATCGACGCTACGTGCAGAGTATCGAATTGAGGACGATGAACTCAGCGCAGTGTTTGCTGACCCTGATGTGTTCCGACGGAAAGCAGGAAGTGCACGAACTGTAGGTGAGACTGTAGGGCAGATGTTCGCGGATGAGGGCATCCGTATGCAGCGTGGCAACAATGACATCAACGCTGGTATCAGCAAGAACTGGCAGTATTTGACACCACTGCCGCTGCATGAGAACCCGATCACTGGTCAGCGGTTCTCGCCACACTTCTATGTTAGCGACAGGTGTAGCTGGTTCATCGATGAGATCACTGAGTATTACTTCCAACGCGATGGCAGTGACGAGACGACTGACAAGCCTGTGGATCGCAACGACCACGCGATGGACATGTGGAAGTATGCGATGAGCAACCGACCACGGCTTGCGCGTTACACAGGTAAACCTGATCTGCCACCTGCATGGATGGCATGGCACGAGATTGAACGGCAGCAGCAACGTGGTCCAAAAGCGAGGCACAAGTGAGCGGTAGCTTTGAACAGGATGATCCGCAGCTTAATTTGGATACGCAAGGTGATCCGCTTGAGCAGGCACTTACGCAGGCAGACGTTGGTTTGCCCGCTACACCTGAACCCCCCGCTGTGTATAAGGCAATGCCTGACAGCAGAATACCGGTGTCCTCTAAGCGTGGCGGGGTATGGCGATCACGTCGTGACACTGCACAGAAGTCGATGAAGGACTTATATGATGCGTGGGATGAGGCAATTCGCTATTACAATCATGACCAATCTGATCATCGTGACGGCACTGATCTTGGTGTGGCTGGTAATCGTCATGTTGCGCGCCGACTGAATGAACGATTCAGCAGCACTGAGAACATCGTGTTCGCGAACGTGAATGCGCAGTTGCCAGAGTTGTATGCCAAGAACCCGATTGTCAGTGTGACCAGCCAACCACAGCAAGATGCCACGATGGATGAAGCTGGCGATGAGTTCGCGCGTGCAGTCGAGAAGTTGGTAAGTGCACTGTTCAGGATGAAGTATGCACCCGGTGTGAACATCAAACCGAAAGCGAAGCGCAACGTCATCATTGCGTTGCTGACGAATCGCG